TTAGCCTCATCAACAACATCATCCGCAAGGGTCAATGCGCCGGAACCTGTAACTTCGCCAGTGTGCGTGGCGTTGGTTGCCTTCGCCGTATTCGCAGTAATCGCAGATGCTTGACCGGCAGTGATTCCAGTCTTGGCCGTGTTCGCAGTTATCTCGCTGGCTTGGCCGGAAGTGATTCCAGTCTTTGCCGTGTTCGCAGTAATCGCAGATGCTTGACCGGCAGTGATTCCGGTTTTGGCAGTGTTCGCTGTGATGGCACTTGCCTGACCCGAAGTGATGCCCGTCTTCGCTGTATTTGCCGTAATCGCACTCGCTTGACCGGATGTGATACCCGTCTTTGCTGTATTTGCGGTGATTGCCGATGCTTGGCCCGCACTAATCGTTGTCGTGTCACCCGCCAGTGCCGTCGAACTGGTTGTGCCGAGTGCAAGGTGGGTCTTGCCGTCAACGTAAGCCTTTATGCTCTGTTGAGTCGCCAAGTGGGTGGGCGAGTCAGAGGTCATTGCATCCTCGTCCTTGATGCCGCCAACTGTTGCGCCACCAAGGGTAAGGTTGGCGCCAAGCGTAGTATCACCGGTAGCCTCAAGTGTGCCGGTGCTTTTTACGCCCACCGTAGAAATCTGAAGTTTGCTAACGGTTCCCTCACCGTCCTCAACATCACGCAAGGTGCCGTCCACGCCGGCGTTACTATTATCGACCTGCAAGAGATCCTTGTAGGTACTCGAAATTGTGCTGCCTTCTAGTGTCGCCATTTAAAACCCCCAGATTTTCTTGATTTGTTTTTTGCTGTAACTACTTTTGAACCGACTGCCGCCCTGGCATTCGGCCTCGTAGTAGCCCTTGCGAATTGTGGTCGCCTGATCTTCCGCCTCCCGGCGGATGCCTACAGTTCCAACTCTCTCCACGGCGCCGCGGAACCATATCTCGCCATCCCGCGTGACGGACTTCGTGTTGTGAGATACCAGTTCTTCCCTGGTTTTCCCTTTACCGTTAATGAAAGTGTATAAAGGCATAGTAAAGACCTGGAGGGAATCTCTCCCCCCAGGTTGGTTATCCTAATTGGTATTAGGCAAACGTAGTTTGGGAATACATTTCGACGCAATACTTGGGCTGAAGCACTGCCGCAGCGTAGTATGTTTTCATCGAAACCTTCGTCAGTTGGTTGAGCGGATCGCCCTTATCAGGACCATCAGCAATCATCACCTTCGGACCATACGGAGACTGCGAAGCAATATCCGTCACACCGAATGCGTTCGCACCAAATACGAACGTGCTGAAGGCAGTGCCCGCGGCAGCGTAGGTGTATTGGGTGGTCGAACGATACGGGTTGGTGGTGGAGAGAATGCGATTCCCCCACAACTTACCGACCTCGCCGCGATAGAGCGCATCCACATCGGAATAGCTCGCAGCGTTCTGCCAACCAGTGGTCTTCATCAGATCGCTGATCACCTCTGGTGCCGCAACCGCAACGTAGCTCCCGCCAATTGTGCTGGTGTTGTTCGTCCGTAACTGAGTTGCACAATCCAGAAGATCGTTGAACTCAACTTCAGCGTCAGCAGCAGCAGCAGCAACAACCGCGGCGTGATCTGCAAGACCATTAGCCCCGCGTTCCAGTTTGCCGGTGCCCGTAGCCGCGAGTTTGTCGCGCACGATGGAGTCCGCATGCAAGGCAGCGTCCTGACCACTTATTCTCACACTCTGCTCCATGTGGTTGAAGAGTTCGGTTAACTGGAGAATATCAGTCAGGGAAATTACCTGACCGTATTGAACCAGCGTAGCCGTCACTTCTTCCAAGGTGATAGCACGTTCGGTAATCGAAGTGCCGCCCTCAGTGCTGAGTGTGGTGATTCCTGAAGTGGAAGGCTCGTCGTAACGGAACCACTTCACATCTTTTGCTCCTGCCCGTGCGGGCAGAGGCGCTTTGTTGGCGAATTGCACCAATTGTAGGGACTTGGTGATATACTCAAGCAGTTCCTTACTAAAATAAGTTTGGAATTGTGCATCGAGATTATCAGTCCCGGTTGTCATGTTAGCCATAGATATTTAACCCCTTATATTTGTACGCTACCGAAATACCCTCATACCTGTGCCTGAATCGTCGGCTGCCCTGAGCGCGTCGAGAAGTTTCCCCCTCACTTGCTCTTGGTTGCCTTCGTTCGGACTCTTGGGCGCAGCTTCCCGCGCTGGAGGCGAACCGGTAACACTTGTTTGTTGTCTTAATTCATCGATCTCAGCCTTGAGATCGACATTAGTTTTTTCCAGTGACTCAACCTTCTTTGAGGCAATCTTGGAGTTAACGAATTCAACTGCATCCTGGATACCTTCAGGGTAACCCTTTAGGTACGGACGTTGATCCAGAACATGTTCAACGCCTCTGCTCATCTCGGTTTCGGATTCGTTAAGGTCGGGGTATTGAGCTTGAAGATCCTTCAAGTTCTCGTCCCATTTACCCTTAACTCCATCCGCAACATCCTGATGTTTTTGTTGCTCCATTCGCCCCTCAACCTCTTTCGCCTTTTGCTCCGCAAGTTCGGCAAGGTCACCCTCACCATCCTCTTTGTAGCGTTCAGCCAGTTCTCGATACTCTTCGGGTGAAGTTCCATCATCAGAGCGTTGTTGCTTTTGATTCTCGAACTCTTCCCGTTCCCTTTTCAGTTCAGCCTTTGCCTCGTTGGTTTTATTCCAACTCAACTCCATCCGTTCCTGGGATTTCTTTTCCCGATTGCTGACCGGCTTTTCAGTCGGTTCACTAGCTTCCTCGGTCACCTCCGCTTTCACTTCGGATTCCGGGTCTGGCATGTCGATAGCTTCTTCCGAAGCAGATGTGTCTGATGCGAGTTCTTCAGACTTTTTGGGTTGCTCGCTGGGGGGCGTGTCGGCAGCCTCAAGGGCTACCAATAGTTTTTCACGCGCCTCATTCCTCTCATCTATTTGCGGTTCTTCTACCATCAGTTTTATATCTCCTGATTATTTAACCACGCCAAATCGTCTGTGGGTACATCCGGGCGGTGATCCGGGTCGCTGACCACCGGCTTAACCATTAGCGCATCCAACGATGCAACCGCCCCCCTGAAACCGGCGGCATATCCTGCGCGAAACTCCAGATCGCTGCCCGCCCGTGATGTACCGTCCAGGGATTGTGCCACCGTCATCGAGAGCAGTGTGACCCTCAGTCGCTCCCCGGTGTCTCCCTGGAAAAATCTCCGCATCGCCTCCGAATCCTGGTCACGCCACTCTGGCATGCTCTCCCAGTTCCATGCGCAGAGGCGCATAAAATTTAAGGCTGCCCGCAACTTACGCAGCATAACTCGCCCCCACTTGTTGTGCCCCTTGAGGCATGGGTTCTTGCGCCATTGGGGCAGCGTTCATTGGTGGTTCACCCATAGGCGGACCTTCCATCGGCATCCCCGGCGGCATTCCCTGTTGTTGTGGATCGTCCGCTGGTTGCGAGGCAGCCAACAGACCGGCAATTTCCGCCTCCAATTCCTTGGCGGCTTTTTTGTCCTTTTTATGAAGCAACTCCAGGTGAGCTTTAATATGCTCCTGGATGCGTTGCATTTCCATTGGTTCAAGTTGCCGGTCTGATTGACTTGAAAGTTGTATGTAACCCAGCACTGTTCGGATGTGGGTTGCGTGATCGTCCAAGTCCTTCACCACCGCCGGGAATCCCAGCCGCATGAAGGTTAATTCGTTGGCCTGATCCTCTGCCTGATCCGCCATTTGCAATCCCGGATCTGTGTACAACCGTTTCACCAGTGCCACATCGTCCGCCTCCAAAACTGACTTGCGCAATTCACCCTGATTGATGAATGGATCCCCGGCAAACATCTGCATCCGGTTCACACTGCGCTGATAAATGAAATCGCGATTCACGCCGTCAGCACTTCCCGTTGGGCGCACATGATACTGCTCACCCAGCGCGGCGCCGGGGACTTCTTTCACGGTATCCTCGTACCAATAATTCAAACTGCCCTTGGAGTGCTTCCGCATCAAATCCCAAGCCATATTGTACAGGCGGCCCAACCCGATTCGGAAAATGCGCAAACGCAAATCCGAACTCTGGCTAAATAAATTACTTATCTGGTTTATTTCCGTAGCAGTGCGCCGCTCGGTGTTCTGAAGTGATTGCGACATTCCAAAGTCAGGTGTCGCCACCCGTTGCTCGGCAATGTCGCGGGTGAACATCATCGATTGATCAAATGAAACCGGAGGTGGCGGCATGGTGATGGGCTGAATATCGTAAGGAAGTATTTGCCCCGGTGAAAATTTTAAGTTAGCCGCATTGGGGATCTCGCGGGATGACCGAAACAGGGGGCGATTGACTAGCGTTGCATAGTCATTCTTTTCATTAAGCGTCTTTGTTAATTCTGCTTCATGCACCGCAACGATTTCGGTGATGCCCCTCGGCGAGTACCAGCGCCCGTCCTTAATCTCGTACTCAAACTGGCAGAAGGGTGGGCGGTTGTAATATTCCTTGCCCAACTTGTAAGGCTTGCGAATATCCTCTTCAGGACGCAACGGAGAGAACGTCTCACAGTTCCAATTGGCATCAGCGTCCCTTGTCCAGACTTCCCAAATGATGATGTAGTCCTCTTCATTGTAGGTTAACCCTTCCCTTTGATATTGGGACTGAATTTTCTGGTTATCCCCGCGTACATCCGTGCCGGCGCCGGTGATGCGCTTGATCAACGCCTCGTCCTGATTGAAAAGTGAATTGCGACGGTAAGAATCCTGTGAATAGTGCTGAACATGAACGATGCGGTCCGCATCCATCAGGTCGCGGGTCCAGGTCGGGACAATGATGTGCTGGGGGTCGATGTTCTGGAATTGGACCTTCTTCTTGTCCTCATCCCAGTAACTTTTCATCACCCCCCGCCCGCTCATCAACATGAAGTCAATGCAAGCGAGAATTTCAGTCTCTAAATTTGTTTTCTGCTTGAGTTGGTAGTCAAACCACTGCGCCGCCGCATTGGAAAATGCCTGAGTCTTATCCCTGATCGGCGTAAATTGCGCGGCAAGGTCGGTGGCGAAAATTTGTTGGAAATAGAACGGAGCTAAACGCCCGATCACCGTATCGCTCAAAGGAAAATGGGCATCACTTGCACCGGGCCAAGGCTTTGTTTTGCGGCGCAAACCATTGTGCCGCATTTTGTAAAACATTCCCTGGCGCGTGTCCCACTGAGAGCGGTCTTTCAGGTCATCCAAACACGCTGCATGTAAGTCATTGCGAGATAACTTCCCCATTCAGTAGGATATGACGATACCCGCCCGGTGCTGTCTACAGAAAAGCGGTTACAAGAGTCGTTTCAGTAGACAGGGGTGGACAAAATTAACCGTAGCCGAAGGCGGAGGTTAATTTCCGTAAAAATTATCCTCCACAATCCATCCCTTCTGGCAAGGCATCACCAGCACTCATATCGGCAAATATTTCAGTCAGGCTCGGCCTAACATACTCCACCAACATGTCATCGATGGAACCCTTTGCCGCCACCGCCAACACAACCGCATCCGCCCTATCCGGTGAAGCCAACCCTCTCGCCTTCATCTCCGTCTTACTCTCCAGATTCAGCTTACCATTCTTGTTGGCCGAACATCGGCGGCTGGTCAACTGCTGTGCCAGCACCTCGTCGTCGGGCATAATTATTTCGCACTTATCCAGCAACCGGGAAACGGTGAACCACATCTCTGCGGAGCGGTTCGTGTAGACATCAGAATCCTGTGCCCGTCCACCAAAGTTAACGCGGTGGCAATTCCATCCCGCCTCCCGCAAAGCATCGGCCATTGGCAATCCTAACCCGCCAACATCACAATAAATTTCCTCCTCCTTTAGGCCGGCCTTTTTGAACTCAATGATAAACCTCCCCACACTCGCCATCGTATCTTTATCCCGCCAAGTGATGATCTTCTCAATCTTATTGCCGCGGCGAATCGCCATCGCATTCTCATCCCCACCGCCGGCGAAATCTACCCCACACGAAACATCCCGCCCACTCTCCTGCGGTGGGCTGGTTCGGCAATTATCCCAAACCGGAAATGGCACCACCAATCGCTCGTCATCCATCTCCATGAACTCGCCGAAAATCATCGACTTGATCAACGGATGATCCTTGCCCCACCGATCAAATTGCTCATCAATCCACGCCTCGGAAATGTGCGGGCAATCGTAACTGGTCACCTTATGCAAGTCCCACAAGTGTTGCTGCTTGTTGAAGATCCGCCAAAACTCTCCGCTCGTACCTCCGGGCGAACTGATCACCAATTGGCGCGTAGGTTGGCACCTCGCAACCGCTTCAAATATTCCATCGGAAACCGTCTTCGCCTCATCAATGATGATCATCAAATTATCAGCATGCCAACCCTCAAACCTTCCGGGGTCATCCGTGCTAAACCCGATAATCCTACTACCCGCGCTCGTCACCAAATCAGTCTGGTTCACCTGGATCCCCCACCCCTTAACCTTGGCCGACAAGGATCGGATGCAAGGCCACATCTGCTCCTTAACCTGACGGTAAACCCCGGACGTAGTAATCGTAATCGAGTTAGGATAAATCAACGCATGCCACAACGCTGCCGGCGCCGCCAAGTGAGTGGTCTTACCCGAACCATTGGCCGCCCTCACAGCAACCTTACTCCGACCTCCCTTCCCCGTAATCCCTTGCATCGATTTCTTCTGCCAGGGGTACAACTCCATCCCAAATATGTCCTTGGAAAAGTTCTCCAGATCCGTCACCGATGGATCCAGCTTCTTGGTCTTGGTCACAGGCTTGTCACTCATCGCTTTATCATCTCCTCCAAATATTTGTTTCGCTTCTCCAGCTTATCAATCTGCAACTCCAACTCATCAATCTGACGAGCCAAACTCCGCAAATAAAATATGCCATCAGTCAATTCCTCCCCAAGCGCACCAATCAGGTTGGGGTGGCGATCCAGATTACTGGTCACCTCCTGCCTAGCCTGACCATCATCGTACTTCGCAGGGGCAACCTGACTAAACCACTTCATCGCATCATCCCTAATCTCGTTCGGGGTGCGCTCCGGTAATATCTTGTCACTCATAATTCTTCCTTTCCTGATTGGGTAATGGCTTCAATCCTCTCCTCCAACCTCACAACTTCAGCCCTTAATCGCTCAAGCATCGTGGAGCAGGGTGTGCCGGCATACTCACAACAAATCTTGTGAGTCTCCCACCCGTAATTTCTTATCGATTTACTTGGGTGCAGGACTCCGCTATCAATAGCCTCCCTAACACTCTTTCGGCTGGAACCAATGCCAGCATTGTTCAGGCAGTTAACCGCCCTAACTGAAAGCTCAACTTCGTCTATCCCTTCCCCCCTCCGCCACAACATCGCCTCACCCCTGCCAACTATTTGCATAGCGCTGCCAGGGCTAACCCCAATCTTCTCACCAATCTCTCGGTACGTCATGCCACCCCTACGAAGGGTAACCGCTCTCAATCTTTTGGCGCCAAGTAATTCAAGTTCTGTTTTCATTTATGTTTTGTGTGGGTGGTTGTGTTCACAAGCCATCATTGCTGACCCGTGAAGGGGTGTAGGGGGCGTTTTGTGGGTGGGACTGCGTGTGTCCTTGGTGTGGGACATAAAATGTCTGTGAGGGGCTGTGAGGGGGAGATTGTGTTTGGGGAAAAAGATGAGAAAATGAGTCCGCTCCAAGCCTTTGGGGGCAGATCCTGTTCCGCTCCAAGCCTTTTTGGGCTGATTTAAGGAAAGTACAGCCGATTCTGGTCCGCTCCATTTTGTCTACAGGTTTAATTGGAGGTATTAACCCCGTAAGTCTGTCTATGTGGGGAATTCGCGAATTCATCTTGGGGGCGAAAAAAGTCTTACGCGAGGGGTGGGAAAGGGGGTGGGGGGGTTGATAGCGCCGCGCTGCGCTGGGGTGCCCCACCCCCCATTTTTCTGAGGTGGCATGTTCCGAAATGGAACCAACCTTGAGGACGTCGAGGTCACTGGCTGTTAGCGTAACGGTTAGCATGGTATGGTTGAGCATTATATATCAATGGTTTGCTGAGGGGAATCAGGGGATACCTCATCCGTCGATCCATCCCTGTCCATCCTGGCGCCATGCAATCCAGCCAGCATCTCCGGGCTGATCTGGGTTTGCATCATCACGCCGGCAACCTTGTGATTACTGTGGCTTGCCCAATCGTTGGGGAAGCGGCGCTCTAGCACTTCCAACGCTAATCGTGGGTTCTTAGCGAAGCCTTTGCGCACCACGCCGTACAGTTCATCCTGAGCAATTGCTTCCGCATGCGCGAGAGCGTGTTTCATGTCACCCCACTTGCCCTTCCACTTACTCAGCGTTTCCCGGCTAATGCCGGCCAATTGTGCTGCTCTCCCTTCGGGCAGTCCAATTGCTACGTTGCGCAATATCGCCTCCACGTTCTGAGATGTGTACTTGCTGATTGCCTCTGCCCTTCGGTCACCCTTAATCCTCTCAGCTTCTTCCTTCACGCTGGCAGGAATGAGATCCTTCACATCGATGCTCGATGGATCGGGCATGGCGATGATTGCCTTGGCAGCCGTCAGTGAGTTGCCCGGTCTCTTCTTCGGGTTCACCCTCTTCCTTGGCTTCGGTTTGCTTTCTTCATTTTCATTCATAATTCAAATTGCCCGCGGTTATGCTGTTAGTCTTGTCAGCCCCCCCCTTTAGGGGGCTGACTAAACTAACCGCTAACAGTTAGTCTAAACGGTTAGTGGTTAGTCTTACTTTACTGACAGTTAACCATGCCCCTTATCCCCATCATTCTGTCCACCTATGTCCACTGTCATTGGCTTATAAATCTTGCCATCCTTCCGGGTCAGGCTGCCCTCTTGAGTGTAGTAGTAGACGGCTTGCTTGACGGCACCGGCGGTTGGTGATCTGCCTATCTCATTGAAATGGGTTTGGGAGAATAGATTCATAGCTTCACTTTGGGTCAGTCCATCATTGGGCCATTGACTGAGCATACTTGCCCTGAAGGATGGTCGGCTTGCCGCCTTCTTCTCTTCTGGTTCATACTCTGATGGCAGCCAACACAGTCCCTGATCGCTATGCTCCAGGTAAATGTACTCACTAGCGGTTGAGTGGTCATGCTCCATGCCGGCCCGCTTCCCTCGCTTGGCCGCTGTGAGGCGGAACGTGCCCTCCTCGCCCCTTTCACCTTGCAAGACCATGATTGCCCTTGCCCAGTTGGTGAGGACGCTAGAGCCTAACCCAGCGTACATTAAATCGGATGTGGTGAATCCCTTTGTATCGTTGGAGGTCTTCGGTTTACCGGTATGGTGAATGAGGTGGAAGAGTGTGCCGGTATCCTGAGCGATCTCATCAATCTGCCCGGTGAACATGGCAACATCCTCGGCGCTATTGGAGTCTCCTCCGAGGTAGCAGAGTAGTGGATCGATCCACACCATGTCGGGTTGGTAATCGGCGAGCAGATTGCGTAGTGCGGCAAAGAACTCGATGCCTGCCTTGTTGACCATGCGAACGATGGTGACCTTGTCGGTGACCTCCTGAAAGTTAATCTCCGGGCATTCGGCGGTTAACCCTTTGTGAACGCCTTGGACGGTTTCGGCTACATCCCCGAAGTTGTTCTCCGCCTGAATGATCAGTGAGGTGTACTTGCCCTTGGGTTGAATGCCGAAGAACGGTAACCCTGCTGCCCAGGTCATGGCGGCTTGGAGTGTGAGGACAGATTTGCCGAGGCCCGATGAGCCTACCCACACGCAGGATCCACCTTTGGATAGCCATCTGCTGCCTAGCATGTTGTCGGTATCCTTCGTTGGGTCGAATGCCAGAAGCTCGGTCCAATCCATTGCGCCGGGTAGCCTTGGGGCGTTTTGATTCTCATGGATGGTGGCAGTTTCCAGCGCATCGATGAGGTCATGCCCGGTGGCGCCGGCCTTCACCCAATCATTCACATCCTTATGCTCGATAGGTGTTGCGGCGATATGACATCTTGGATGGATCTCGGTGAGGTCATCCACCCACTTGAGTGCGGGTGACGTATCATCCTTGATTGGATCGTTTTGCGGGAATAGGTAAACTTTACTCTTGGCTGGAATTAAGCCGGCACACTTCCGCGCTCCCTGCGCACCGCGGGTGATTAGGATGCTGGAGATTGTGCTGGAAGTGGTTGCCCACTTCGTTTGATCCATGAAGGCGAATGCGTCCCACTGTGATTCAAACACGATCACATGATCGGCATGATCACCAATCCACCATGGTGAGCCTTTCCCGCCGAGGATCCTCCAGCCTTTATCCTTTGAGAAACAGTGGGCGCCGTCAGCCTTTCCGTTTGGCGTGGTCCGGGGGTTATGTTGGACCGGAAAGGCAAGTTGACCTTGGACAACGCCCACTAAATTTGATTCGTGTAACCAATCGACAAAGTCCGGGGTCAACCCGCGCCACTCAGCCAATCGATTTCGGTGTACCGGTTTGAATGCTGCCTTGGCAGCTTCCCAGTTAATGCGTTCCTGCTTTGGGTTCAATACCGGGACGGCGTCACCTTTGCCGGCCATTACCTTGAACTTGCGAATGGCTTCGGTCTGTGAAATGCCGAGGGCGACCTGGATGAACTCAACCTCATCACCGCCACCGCAACCGGCGTGACATTTCCATTGCCACTTATTGCCAGCCTCTTCCCATATCCCGAATGATGGATTGCTATCATCATGGAAAGGGCAATTGGTGGATCTCTGGATTAGGGATTCATCATAACCCAACGCCGCCACCACTTGTGGCAAACTGAAAGCTCGCTTAACTTCACTTAACTCAACGCTCACGCCACACCTCCACTCCTTCCCAATCTCCATTCTGGGATTCCACCGTCACCTTGACAAGGCAATGCCTGATGTCTCCCGCCTTCATATCTTCGACCACCTTCAGCCAGAGATGCCCCTGGCGTTCGTTGTAGGGTCGTGTGAGTGAGAAGAATCCTTCCACCTCCGCATCATACTTACTCTTAAATTCTATCATGTCGTTACCAATTTAATAATCATCCATACCACTGCCATCAGCAGCAGAAAATCGATGATCAGGTTAATCCTTTTCACACAGTTCCTTGTACAAAGTTCTGAACGCTATTTCACAGGTATCCGGGACAACTCCGTTTCCGAGCAATCGGAGTCGATCCACTCTGTTGGCAGTTGAGTCCACCCCACTGGTAGACCCTGGAGTTGCTCCACCCATGACGGGTTGAGCTTCATGCTCGGCTTGTTCGTCTCCGCAATCTTGTGGTGCAGACTTACCCCGTGACTCCCGTAACTGTCCTTCCGTCTCACCGTCCCGTCCCGATGATTCTGGGTGTCCGGTGTCGGCCAATTCTGTTTGCACACATCCGCCAGCATGGGTTGAACCTTCTTTTCTCCCTTGTATGCATTGGTTGGGCTTCGGTACTCCTTGTTTGGATTCTCGATTTCGTTCGCTTGAGGTGTCGGCCAATTCTGTGGTTTTGCTGTCGCCCACAACTCTTGGCTCTTCCCACTCTTGTTGAGCTTCTCCCGGTCTGGATGGCCAACGATTGCCGGATGATTGCTCAATCCCACTTGACCGTAGTTGGCTTGCGATCCAATCTTTGAACCCTCTGCTGCTGTTGGGGTCGGCCACACTGCCACCGCATTCGGCAGAGTGTCGGTGGGGTGACCCTTCCTCTCCTGCCTTCCCTTGCCGGACTTGCCCTTCACGTCCCTCGCTGCCGGGGTCGGCCAGCTTTTTGCCAAGGACAAAAACTCTTTTTCTCTGATGAGGTGCGCCGACTTCAGCCGCACTGAATACTCCTGCCGTCGAGTCGTAACCCACTCTTTCCAATTCACGGAGGACATGGAGCAGAACAGGGGTTCCGGCTGGATCTTCCCACCCGTCCCCTTTGAGTTTTGCACTAATAATCCCCTCGACGTTTTCGAGGAAGACAAGTCTTGGCTGAATAGTTCGTATTGCATTTTTTATGTATGGGAAGAGGTGTCTTGGGTCTTCATCGCCTTCGCGGTTTCCAGCAGCGGAAAAAGGTTGGCAGGGAAAACCCCCTGATAAGATTGAAACGCCTTTTGGAACGCAATCCCACGGGAGGGTTTTAAGATCCGTCCAAATAGGTGCTGGATCCATTTGTCCCGCTTCCATTTTCGCAACCAGGTTCGCGACTGCGTAGGCTTCGATCTCGCTAACAAGGATTGTTCGCAGAGTTGGCAAGCATCGTTTAAGTCCGATGTCGATCCCTCCGTATCCAGCACACAATGAGATGTGTGTAATTGTTTTGGGAGTATCCACATTTAAGCCTCCTTCAAAACCGTGTACCCCTTTGGCGCCTCACCCTTCAGCGCGGCATCGGCGATATTCCAGCGGCGTGAGAACCGGCGATCCTTGATCTCCAGCATACTCTTCACGCGATTCACTCCATGCATCGCAGTTGCGTGATCTTTCTTATGAAAGGCACGGGCGATTGCTTTGAACGTGTGGCCGCGCTCACGCAAAAACCACATCGCCAATTGCCGTGCCTCGCATACATCAATGGCGCCGCGCCAGTGGCGGACCAGGTCGCGTTGCTTAACCACAAACGCATCAGCACATGCAGTGGTGACCGTCTCAAGTTCAGCCGGCATAACCTTCACATAGAATCCGGGTTGCCTGAACCTCATTTCTCCACCTCCGGGTAGTAGTTCTTTTGCAGTTGCCAGATCTCAGCGGCACGGCGGAAAATATCCCAACCGCGTTTTGTCTCCTGGGCCGTCCACAGCTTCTCGACAGGTGCCGAGGCTTCGTTGGAATCAATCGCAACATTCAGACAGGGTGGCTTATCATCCACGCACTCCCGATAGGCAGCCAGTTGGTAGTTCCAACTATCGTAAAAGTTGGGCTTACCCTTCTTGAAGTTTTGCGTTTTGAAGTCGATCACCACCGGTCCATGCGTAGCATGAATTGCCACGAGATCCATCGTGCCGGCGTAAGAGTGATTATGATTCACCACCGTCTCCTCACTACTAATCACCTCGGTGATATTTTCATCGAACCATTCACGGTACTTCTCAATCCACGGTGCAGTGTCGCCGTGAGCTTCGTGAATGTTGTGGGCAATCATGTTCCGATTGAATTGATCAATCTCCTGGTGAACACTGGACCCGAACTCGCGGGCTACCTTGCCGAACTCTTCAGCGTCCGCCTTCACTCGCGCACCGTATGCCGGCCAATCCTCAACGTCCTGGCGCGGCACAGTGTAGCTCGCTTCGAGGATGATGTTTTGCATCCAAATGTTTAGTCCTCTGTTCATCAGCACATCCCCAATGATCGAGGTGACTGAGGGGTAGAGGTTCAGCTTCCGAGCATCGCGCAGCGTTGTGTTTCGTTCGGCACCATTCGCGCCGATCACGGAGTGGCAACTTTTTCCATCACCACCATACCAATGCGCGGAAGTCCGCGGCTTAAATATTTTTAAATCGTCCATAGTTTTTATATTTTAAGTTAAAGGAAACCCGCCCCCCAGCGCAGAACCGGCTCTCACCGGAAGGAGGTTGCGCCCAAGAAAGATGGGGGCGGGTAAGGTTACCTAAAACGGCACATCGTCTTCCGATACCTCCACCTTTTCCTTTTTCTTGGCGGCCTTTTTAGGCGCCGGCGCGGGTGCAGGTTCTTCCTGTGCGTAGGGTTGATCTTCCAGCTTCTTGTCTTCAATCCGCTGGCGGGTTCTGTCCGAGTCGTAATTGCCACTCGCAGCAATCCAGTTCGCTTTGTCGAGGGTGCGAGCGCGGTCAACCAGGTTCAGAACATCACCGTCAGGCGTGGTCCACGGTTCGATCTCAAGAACGCAACCGGCGCCAACAAGTGTGCCCAGATCAAACTCCTCACCGGCGGTGAACGGTTTGCCGCGCCACTTCGTCAGGAACTTGTACAGATTGCTTTTCTCGTTCAGCGAGTGGGTGAACTTTTTACGCACCAAGAAGGGGCGGTTGTCATCCATCAAGACCTCCAGCTCAAAGTAAAAGTAGAGCAGTGTTTTGATTCCGAACTTGGTTTGCTCGTTGTCTGATTTGATAATATCCACTAGGACAGCTTTATGCTCACCGAGTGGTGGTTGTTCGTATACGCGGGCTTCGTTGGATCCCGCTTTTAGGGTCAATGTATCCATATTTTTTTATATTTGGTTTATGTTTTTTTAGGAATCTCCGGGGGCAGATCGCCTCGGAGAAATTTGGGTAATGCCGAGAGGGGCATCGTAAAAAGTGGTTCGCAGTTATTGCGCTTGTGAATCACGCACGGGATCTTGTCGCCGGCATCACGCCGTGCTTGATCCATTGCGTCTTGAAGCTGAAGGCGTTCGACTGCCTTGGCTTCAATGTGCATCCAATCGGTAATACCGGGCACGATCACATCCGGCGCATCATCACCGGTCTTAATGTCTCGGCCCATGTGCTGGCATCCCCTTTTGGCCGCGGGTGAAAATCCTTCATCCCGAAACCAGCCAGCCAGCCAACGCTCAAACCTGGCGCCTTTGGCGCGTGAGTTAATTGGCATGCTGTCCTCCAATCGGTACTCGATGCATTCGGGATTCATTCATTTAGTTGTTGGGGGTTTCGTTAAGATTGGGATGTCGGCAGCCGCCGATGGTCACCAGCATTGCGTCCATCAGGATTGACCAGGGTGCGCAGTCCTCGCAGATGTAGGCCGGAATGGTGCGGTCATAATGCGTCACCACCGTTGCCTCCGAGCAGTGAGTGCAGAACCCCGGCGAGGGATAACTCCGCCTAACAATTCCAGCCCGTGCCGCGCTCATTTCAAAAACCCTTGGAGTTTAGTGATTGCGCGTTGGGTGGTGGCTGGCGTTTTGCTCAGGTCAAAATCCCTCCGCTCGAACCCACGCACACCTAGATTGTAGGCTGCGTAGAGTTCGGCGGCGTTGGGGTCACGGCCCAATTTCCTCCTCAGTTGGGAATGTAGAAGTGACAGATAAGTTTTGCAGTAAACGTGAGCGACTTGCGGATCGTTCACGCCCTTCTCATAAGGGGTGGTTTTGAATCCATTCTTCTTGAGCCACTTTGAGCAGTCAGTCCAAGCTGGTTTCCACATCTGGAATGCACCGTTGGCTTTTCCCTGATCGCCCACCGCACGGTGGTTGTTATTGCTCTCCACCATCGCCACGGCGTGGATGAGTTTACCGTTTATCTCGACGGCTTGAGCGAATGCCATCAGCGCAAAGCAACCGGCAGCAGATAGTAGCCGGCGGACTGAATCGGCAGTGACCCTTGGCGCCCCATCAGACACCCATTTAGTTACCAACTCACCCCGCTGGCGGAGTCGATCAACAGTTTTGGTGGATACTGAGAGGCGGCGAGCCACCTCTTGGCGTGTAAACATTTCAGTGTTTTCTTGGTCTTTCATAATTTTTCCTCCTTTGCCCCAACGCAATAACGGTCAATCAACGCCTCCAGCACATCCGTGCTGGTCACCTTTTTACGCTTGGCAAATCGGGCCAAACGCTTCTTGAGGGTGGGTTGAAGTCGGAATGCGGTGAGGATTTTAGTCTCTTTTCTCATTGGGTGTATAACGCGGCAGTACATTTTTAAGGCTTAAAAAAACCTGCTCCTCCTCGGAACGGGTTTATGTATATACTAGCAGTACGTTTCGAGTCAAATCTTTTTAAAAGTTTTGGTTGACTAGTGTTTATACGGGTGTAGAAACGGGACAGCTTTTCCATTACTAAAAGGGTTAGTTTGATGAAGAAAAATAATCGTGTAGGAACTGCGTTCCGATTTGAGGAACAATTCCTGGAGGAACTCCGGGCTGCCAGCCATGCTACGGGTATGACCATCACATCAATTGTTGAGCAGTGTGTGGATCGGAGTTTGGACCAGGTTGTCCGTCAGGCCGGCAAGGAACGTGAGGCTGCGCAGAAACGTCTCCTAGCACTTCGTAAGCGGTAGCCCCATCCCGCGCCGATCTGGACAGGATATAGTCTTCCAGTTGCCCAACTCCATCGAGCATGTCTGCCCGAAGCCCAACCGCTGCCGAGATTGGGTGATTTTCTAAGTCTTCGTAATCTATAATCATATTTGCTTATCGCCTTCTCTGCGTTAGGTGCTTACCTTGTAATGCGTGTAATGCACCCAATACAACGTAAACATATTCTCGGCTTATTCACATCGCGATTAAGCCTATCACACAGCTAGGACATTCACAGTCCCACCAGTACCATGTGCATAACTCCGTGTATAACTATTTTCAAAACAGGGGATTATTTTGTTGCATCGTTTATACATTCGTATATACTGCGTGGACAGTTTGAGTGTGCGAGACATCAAACGCATAGGAACAAAATAAATGTAGGGGGAACTAATATGATAACAAAACAAATAACCGACATCCACTGCGCTGCGCAGTTTCTATTGAACCAACACATCCTGGTCCGCCTCGGCTTGTTCGCCGGTGAGACGGGAGTTGTCTGGGACGTAATGGCCGATGGTCGCTCGCTCCAAGTGATTCTCGACAGTGGCAAAACTATCTTCGTCGATTTCTCGCTGGTGCGGGAGTCGCGGGAAGGTGAATAAGGAGAAAACATTATGAAAAACAGAACCAGAGAGATGGTCATTGAGGCACTCACGTTTTACCTAGAACTGGGTGGCTACTTTGAAGACTACGAAAAGCGAGATCAGGCCAAAGAAACACTTAAAAGGATAAAAGAAAATGAGTAGCCTATTCAACAAATCAAAACTGAAGGAGAAGATCCTCCACATCGCCCACATCAAGGGGCGGAAAGTATTCACCCGCGTCTCCATGGCGGAGATGGAACCCAAGTGCGAGGCAGCGGTTGCCCGATTCCTCGACGGCTACATCCACCAACTACCATCAAAGAAAACTATAAAATGACCCTAATCAAACGAAACGAAAACTTCACTGCCGTTGAGCCTATCGGCGGGCGGAGAGTGTGGTTCGCCACCAAGACCCCCAACCGCCGGCTGGCGGAGAAACGTGCCAAAGCATACTTCGACGCAATCCGCGCCGAGAATGTTAAGGCGGCCAACCTGCTCACCAACCACATCGGCGGGAGTGTGCCCACCTTCAAAGAACTCTTTGAGTATTATGAAGATCAATCACCCTGCCGTCCCGCCACGGTTGCCGAGTACATCAATTGCCTCAAGCTGATCATCCGTGAAACCCGCGGCAAGTATAACGAGAACGCCCCCGTGAGTCTTGACGGCAAAATGGTTTCGGACTTTGAGAAGCTCCGCCGGGATAAGGCCAAAGGGAAAACCGTTAAGGAGCAGCACTCCGCCAAGCGGAATGCCTTCAGCCTGGTTCGCAAGGCCAAGGCGATCTTCACCAAGGCAATGCAGAAGCGTTACCTTGATGGCGGCATGCACATTGACGTTAAGGAATTCATTGAGCGTCCGATTGCC